GTTGACTGTACGTCAATGAGATTAAAAACCTTTTGGGATAAATACAAAACATCAACAGAAAAACCATGGAAATGCACCCCGACATCCGCGAGCGATACGACCGTTTATGCGCTGACTACCATCGGCGCGGGATTATCACGCCTGGCATCCGCTCGCTCATCTACACGCTCGCCTGCGTGGAGGTGGAGGAGGAGATGCTGCAGTCGTTCATCAGCAAGTACGGCACCACCTACACGGTGACCGGCAAGAGCGGCGACCAGTACATGAGGAGCAGGCCGGAGTGGCAGCAGCTGCGCGACAACCGCCAGCGGAAGACCTCCATCGTGCGGTCCTTAGAAGGCAGCATGAACCAGGAGATGGAAGAGGATGAGCTCGACAAGTTCCTCGGCTGACCCCGGCTACTGGTACGACGCGGAGGCGGCCGACCGAGTGGTGAACTTTATCGAGCAGTTCTGCTCGCACGTGAAGGGCCACCAGGGGCCGTTCCTGCTCGAGGACTGGCAGAAGGACGACATCATCCGGCCGCTGTTCGGATGGAAGCGTGCCGACGGCATGCGCAAGTACCGCACATGCTACATCGAGATCCCGCGAAAGAACGGCAAGTCCAACCTCACCGCGGCCATCGCCCTCTACCTGCTCGTGGCGGAGCAGGAGGCCGGGGCCGAAATCATTAGCGCGGCCGGCGACCGCAACCAGGCGCGCATCGTGTACGACATCGCCGCCGCGATGGTCGGGCAAAACAAGAGCCTGGCTTCCCGCTGCAAGACGCTCCAGCACGCCATCTACTACAAGAACTCGTTCTACAAATCCATCAGCGCGGAGGCTCGGACAAAGCACGGCTTCAACTGCTCGGCCGTCCTCTTCGACGAGCTGCACACGCAGAAGGACCGCGAGCTGTACGACGTCCTCACTACGTCGGTAGCAGCACGCCAGCAACCGCTTATCCTCATGCTCACGACGGCGGGCTACGACACCAACTCCATCTGCTACGAGGTGCACGACTACGCCGAGCGCGTCCTCAACGGCGAGGTGGACGACCAAACGTTTCTGCCGGTGCTGTACCGCGCAGCCAAGGAGGACGACTGGACGCAGGAGGCGACGTGGAAGAAGGCGAATCCTGGCTACGGTTCTATTTGCCGGAAGGAGTATTTTGAGCAGGAGGTCGCCAAGTGCAAGGCCAACCCGGCGGTGCTCAACACCTTCCTGCGCCTGCACCTCAACATATGGACCGGCAGCGACGTCGCGTGGATCACAGACCACGAGTTCATGCGAGGAGCGCAAGCCCTGCCGGACGACAACTACCTCAAGAAGCTGCCCTGCTGGGGAGGCCTCGACCTTGCCTCCACCCGCGACCTCACCGCGTTTGCCCTGCTCTTTTGGGACGAGGTGGTGCAGGTGCACTACCTCAAAGTGCACCAGTTCGTCAACGAGGAGCGGACGAAGATGCGCAAGAGTGAAGGCGTGGACTACCTGCGCTTCCAGCGCGACGGCGACCTGTCCATCACGCCAGGCAACGTCACCGACTTCCGCACCGTCCGCGACCACATCATCCGCGCCGCAGAGACCTACAACATCACAGCCGTGGCATACGACCGACGCTTCTCCACGTACATCGTGCCGGAGCTAATCGACGCGGGCATCGACATGCAGCCGATGGGGCAGGGCTTCCTTGACATCAGCATGCCCACGAAGATGTTTGAGATGGAGGTGGTGAAGGGCACCGTCATCCACGGCGGCAACGCCTGTCTGCGCTGGCAGATGGGCTGCGTGAAGCTGGACCGCGACGCTGCCGACAACATCAAGGTGACCAAAGGGCGCACGAAATACGGGCAGATGGTCGACGGGGTGGTGGCTTCCATCATGGCCTTTGGCTGCAAGCTGAACAGCGACGACGACGACGTCATCTACGAGGTGGTCACGCTGTAGGGAATTTTTCCTATAGCGTACCTTCGGCGCAATGTTCGAGAGAATCCTATCCCTCTTCCAGCGGCGTGCTCGCGTTGGCTATACCGGCAATAACGAGTTCTGGAACTCTACGGCCTACACCATGCGCACCCGCTCTGGCGCTATGGTAGGGAAAGAGAACGCCATGACGGTGGCCACCGTGTACGCCTGCGTCCGTGCTATCTCGCAGACGCTGGGCTACATGAATCTCAACGTGCTCGAGCGTATCGACACCGGCCGCCGGTTGGCGTACAATCACCCGGCCCACCAGCTGTGCGCGGTACGGCCGAACGACTACCAGACGCCCTACGAGTTCTGGGAGAGCATCACCGCGATGGCCATGGTGTACGGCCGAGCCTTCGCGCACATCAAGCGCAACACCTTCGACGGACGGCCGACCGACCTTCACATCCTGCACACGAACGACTGCACGCTGATGAACATGAACGGCATGCTGTTCGTGCGTCACGCGGAGCTGGGCGACCTGCGCTACGAGGACGTGCTGGCCGTCAGCTGCCTCAACGGAAAGTCACCCATCGAGCTGCACCAGGAGAACATCGGCATCGCCAAGGCGGCCGAGAACTACGGCGCCGATTTCTTCGGCTCGGACGGTTCGATGCTCGGCATCCTGTCTACCGACAACCCCATCAAGAACGAGCAGATGGACGCGGTGCGGCGGTCGTGGCAGACCGGCGGCATCGGCGTCAAGGTGCTGCCGTTTGGATTCAAGTACCAGCAAATCTCACTGCCTCCCGAGCAGGCGCAGTTCCTACAGACCCGGCGCTACAGCGACGAGACCATCTGCACGATCATGGGCGTCCCGCCGTATATCGTAGGAGTTGCCACGCAGACGACCTTCAGCAATACCGAAGAGCAGGGGCGCAACTTCGCACGACACACCGTCGTGCCATGGGCCACGCGCATCGAGCAGGAGGTCAACCTCAAGCTCATCCCCGAGTTTGAGCGGGAGGACTACTTTGCCAAGTTCAACATGCAGGACCTGCTGCGCGGCGACACGAAAGCGCGCAGCGACTACTACCACCAAATGCTGACCGACGGCGTCTTTACCATCAACGAGGTGCGCACGATGGAGGACTACAACACCATCGGCGCCAAGGGCGACATCCACCTGGTGCAGGTGAACCAGCTCGACTTGAGCAGCATGTCGGACTACAGCACGAAAATCAGCAGCGATGCCGTATAACGACTACCCACAGGCAGTGACGGACAACGCACGGCGCGGCATCGAACTCAACGACGCCGTGAACGGACGCTGCGCCACGCCGGTGGGGAAAGAGACGGCCCGCATACTTTCCAACCGCGAGACCATCAGCCACGAGCGGACGGTCCGCATGTACAGCTTCCTGTCCCGCGCCAGGACATACTACAATCCGGACGACACGGAGGCCTGCGGCACCATCAGCTACCTGCTGTGGGGTGGCGACGCGGGCCTCACGTGGGCGACCAAAAAAGTCGAAGAGATGCAAGAGAACAACAACGACCGCGAGCAAGAGCTGCGGAACATCTACGGCCCGAACGTCGAGGTGCGTACCATGGAGGTGCGGGCTTCAGAGGATATGATCATCAGCGGCTACGCCTCCGTCTTCGGGGACAGCTACGACCTGGGCTACTTCCAGGAGCGTGTAGCTCCCGGCGCCTTCGACGGGCGCACCGAGGACGACGTCCGGCTGCTCATCAACCACGCCGGCGTCCCGCTGGCGCGGACCACGAACGGCACCCTCGAGCTGACCATCGACGCGCGCGGCCTGCACTACCGTGCTATGCTTGCCGACACCAGCGAAGGGCGCGACCTGTACAAGCTCATCAAGCGCGGCGACATCACGCAGTCGAGCTTCGCCTTCACTATCGATGAGGACGAGTGGAGCAAAGACCGCAGCATGCGGACCATCACCCGCGTAGGCCAGCTGTACGACGTCAGCCCGGTGACGTACCCGGCCTCACCCACCACCACCGTCGCCGCACGCATGGCGGCACGCGGCGTCAACTCCCTGCCGACGGAAGTCGAGGAGCGCGACGAGAAGACCGAAGACCTGCTCGACGACATCATCGAATCGCTCGACGACATCAAGGCGATGATTGACGACTACACCGAGGAGGTCTCCGAAGACATGCCTAACGACATGCCCAACGACATGCCGGACGACAGCCCGGATGACGACCTCGAGGAAAACCAAAGCCGACATATCAATATCTCGGCAAATACTACCTTTGACCTGAAACCCTTTACCCTTCCATACATGAACCTCAACGACATGAAGGCGCTGCGCGCCTCCAAGCTGAACCAGCTGAAGAGCTTGACCGAATCGGCCGAGCTGATGCAGCGGTCATTCAACGAAACCGAAGAGACGGCCGTAGACAACCTGCACACCGAAATCGAGGCTCTCGACGCGAAAATTGAGCGCGCCGAGAAGACCGAGGCGCAGGTATTGCGTGCTGCCTTCTCTGCTGCAACCCCGCAGCCGGAGGTGCTCGAGCAGGAGAAAATCCAGCAGCGCTACTCCATCAGCAAGCTCGTCCGCGAATCGATGACCGGCCGCTTGACCGGCCTCGAGGCGGAGATGAGCCAGCAGGCAGCGTCCGACCTGAAGAACGCAGGCGTAGGCGTCCGCGGCTTGGCCCAGATCCCGGGCTTCATCCTCCGGAACACGTCGACCATCGGCGGCACGAACGTCCCCGGACAGTCCAACACGAACGTCCTCGAGGCGCTCGTCCCCACCCCTATCCTCGAGCAGGCAGGCGCCAACGTCCTGCGCGGCCTCGCTGGAAACATCAACCTGCCATCCCTCAACGACGGCACGGACATCATCAACGAAACGGCTTCGGCAACGGGTGCAGCAGCTATCGCAGCGCGCCAGCTCTCTCCGCAGCGTGTGGCTTCGCGTATCGACATCACCAACGAGTTGCTCGCAGCTATGAACCAAAGCATCGACGCTACGGTTCAGCGCCAATTCGCACGGGCATCTGCTGCGCAGGTGGACGAGATGTTCCTGACCAAGGTCATCGCCGCTGCTGCTTCTACGTTCGTGAAGCGTAACGAAACGGCAGCCGCTAACGTCGCGGGCTTGACCTCGCAGGTGGCATCGGGCCTCATCGGAGCCCTCGGCAACGCCAACGCCTTGACGAACAGCACGGCGTTCATCACGTCGCACGGCTTGCTCGCTACGGCACGCTACACCCCGACGGTTTCCGGTGGCGCTATCCCCATCATGCAGGACAACGCCATCTTTGGCTACCAGGCATACGGCACGTCGCTCGCAGCTGCTGGC